TAACTGTACCTACTTCAGTCCTTTCGCGCCATCGGTCCGAGCAGGATGCGGGCGAGGCGTTCCCGCTCGGCGGGCGTCCACTTGGTCCGGCGCCACTCGACGCTGACGATGGGGCTCTCGCTCACGGGGCCACCCGCTTGTTCCTGTTGAAGGCGGCGTAGGTGAGCGGCATTTGCTCGGCGAGGTGGTCTTCCATCTGCTCGGCGACCATCTCGATCTCGCGTTGCGGGAAGCTGGGGTGCGCGGCGACCGCGCTCTGGGTACGCAGTCCGAGGAAGTGCATCAGGCTGCGTGCGTTGCACGTCACGTAGTAGGAGGTGAAGATCCCCACCGGCAGTACCATGCGGGCCACCTCGCGGGCGATGCCTGCGTCGAGCATGCCCTGGTAGGCGTCGTACGCCTCGGTGTAGGCGCTGGTCATGTAGGCGGACATGCAGTCGTACTGGCCTGCGTTACCGGGCTCGAAGACGTAGGCGCCGGGCTTGCCGACCTGCACCAGGTTGCGCCCGTGGTCGGGGACGTAGAAGACGGGCGCCAGTTCCTTGTAGCGTCCGCTCTCCTCGTTGTACGAGTGGCCGGCGCGGTGACGCATGTGCTCGCGGGCCACGAACAGCGGGGCCTCGACGTAGAAGGTGAACGAGGTGTGCTCGAAGGGGCTGCCGTGCCGGTCCCGCATCAGGTAGTTGATCAGGCCCTGGTCTCGGGTCAGGTCGACGACGCGGTCATGGCTGGCACCCACGGTGCTGACGCGGGCCGCGGTGGCCACGTCCGAGTCAGTGGCGCTGGCCTTGACGAGCTCGACGGTGACGTCACTGCGGGTCTGGATGGCGGTCATGATGCGGGGATCTCCTCGTCGTACATGTAGAGCTCGTTCACGTGGTGCACCGTGGTGCCGTACTTGCCTTCGAGAGCGGCGAGCTCCCGCCTCAGTCGGTCTGCCTCGCGACTCAGGCCGAGGCCGGTGTGGAACACCCGCTTGGGCTGGCGTCCGTTCAGTCGGCCGAAGGCGGCGACCCCGTTCAGGGTGTAGACGTTGTCGCGGTTGAACTCGGGGTAGATGCGGGCCTGGTGGAAGCCGTAGACGATGAGGATGTCCTCGTCGGTGACCGGGTCAAGCGGACCAATGGAAAGCGACACTTACACACCCTCCACGAAGTTGTTCAGGGCCTCATGCAGGGCCTTGACGGTGACGGTTGCCTTCTTGTCTCGGTTGGCGTGCTCCTCACGGAGCGCCTGGTTCTCGGCGGCGAGATCCTGCACGCCCTGAAGTACCCGCGCCATGTTCGCCGGGCTCCACACGTCACCGTCGAGCGGGCGGATGAACGCGGAGCTGAGCGTCACGCCCGCGGCCTTCGCGATCTGCCCCACCACGTTGCGGGCCTCACCACCCTTGTCGTTCTGCCTGTAGGCAGCATCGCAGTGCCCGGCCCGGCACAGCTCGACCTCGCGGACGATGTCGGCCAGGTCGCCGGCCAGTCCACCCACCTTGGGGGCCGGCTCCGCCTCGGTGACGCCGATGTCGGCGGCCTTCAGTGCGTCGAGCGGCCCCTCGAACACCATCGACTGTGCCTTGATGGCGTCGATGTCCAGCTCGCCGGCCTGACGCGACTCCTCCGCGATGCGCTGTCCCTCAGCAATCCAGTCCCAACCAGTACTCACTTCGCTACCTCCTTGATTCGGTTCTCGTACGATGCGCGGGACTCGGACGTCAGGTGGTAGCCACCCTCGTCGCACTGGTACCAGCGGGACTCCACCTTCAGTCCCCGCATGGTGCCCCGCGCCTCACCCTGTCGGCTCCGCTTGGCTCGGGCTCGGCCGAGCGCCTTCTCTGCGTCTCGTTCAGTCAGGAATCCCCGCTTGCCTCCACATGGGCAGCTCATCCAGTTGCAGGTCACAGTTCGTTGACTCCCTTCGCGGCGCCTCGCTTGGCGGGCGCCTTCTTCCTCGCCTTCAGTGCGGGATCGTCCTTGACGAACTTGTCACACTCGCACACTTCCAGATGGCACTTGCCACGGCTTGCGCCGTCGATCCCGTGCATCCAGGGGGCGTGTCCACACTCGGGGTTCCAGCAGTAGCCGGGCCACCCGTCCTTCTTGCCGTCGTGGTTGGCGAGCATGATCCCCGACGAAGTCAGGGGCACCACTCGGCCAGTACCTCCGAAGCTCATCTTCTTGGCGAAGCTCTCCGCCTCGGCGACGGCGCCGAAGGGTCCGAAGTTCAGGCCCTTGCTGCCGTCCGCCCACTTGTGGACCATCACGAACAGGTCCCGCATCTGGAGCATGTCCCCGACCTCCTTGATCACAGCCTTGGCCAGTTGCTCCGGACTGTCGAAGGTCGGGTCTTCGAGGATGTCGACCACCTTCTTCAGTTCGTGCGCCCTTGGGGTGATCCTCACTCCCGACCTCCTCTCTCGACGACCCGTACTCCCCAGCGCCGGGTGTTGACGTAGGCGATCATGTTCTGCGTCGCCGTCTTGCTTGGGCTGTGCCAGTCGCCGTCTCGCTTGAAGAGGGGCGTGTCTCGCTTGTCCTGGATCTCGATCTCCGTACCGTCAGGCAGTTCGTCGAGCTCCCGGATCGTTCTGATGGTCACAGTATCACACCGTCACACTTGCACAAGTTCGGCGACGCCGTGCAGCTTGGCGTGCAAGTCATCCACCGACCCGTCGTTGACCAGCACGTGGTCGAAGGGCCAGTCATCCAGCGCGGTCTCACTGACGTGGGCTCGTCCGTGCTTGTCCTTGGTCGGGCCCACGCCGGGCCTCTCGACCCGGATCATCACGCCACCACGCTTGGCCACGGCCTCCGCCTCATTGGGGAAGCGGACGTCGGTCACGACCAGGCCGGCCGCGTCCTGGTGGTCGACGTACAGGGCATCCACCCACACGTCATCGCCGAGTACTCGCCGGCCTGCCTCGGTGCCCGTGCGCTGGAGCAGGGACCGGACCTCCGGGTACGCGGTCTTCGCGTAGTCCCAGCCGGTCGAGTCGACGAGCTGCCGCAGGCGCAGGCTCCCGGCACCGTAGTGCCCAGGGATCAAGGGATTCACTGCGTACAGGAACTCCTTCAGCTTGTCGGCGTAGCCCGCCTGCCTCCAGCCTCGCTGGATCAGGGCGTCAGCCGCTGTGTTCTTGCCGGACCTCGCGTATCCGCTGAGGCCGACGATCAGGTCGGTCACTTCCAGCTCACCTCCGCTTCGACTTCCTCCCACACACGCAGGCCCTGCACGTTGGTGCCGACGTAGTCCTTCACGTCCTGCCGGATGGCTGCCGCACCCTCTTGCCCGAACGACCGCGTCCACTCGGCCGGGTCCTTGACGTCCACCGTGATGGTGATGGCGATCTTCACTGCTCGTTCTCCTTGCGGTAGGTGGGGAAGGTCAGACCGTCTCGAAGTAGAAGGCGTCGTTCACGTCGCTCGCCTTGACGAGCTCACCCGTCAGGCCGGCGAACTCACGGGCGACGGTGAGGGCGACCGCCTGCACACGGGCCCGGCCTTCGATGAAGGAGATGCCGAGGTCGGTGATGGACCACCTCTGTTCGTGCTCTCGCCTGGCCAGGCCGAACCAGGACAGCTTCGCGAACACGGAGTACTCGGCGTTGCTCAGGCCCAGGTCGTCACGCTTCAGGGCCTGGCCGCCATGCAGGTACAGCTTGCCCAGTCCCGAGACCTCGTTCTTGCCGAGTCGGCTGCGCTTCTCGCTCACGGTGGTGCTCCCCTCATCACGGCTGCCTCATCAGGAGGTGGGCGCCACCCCACCCCGACCTCCCTTCAGGAGGTTTCGGCACACTTGCACACTCAGGTCAGGACGTTTCGCGGTGACCGTCGAAGCAGTAGATGTACGAGGTGTCGCCGACCTTCGCCCAGCACAGGCGGTGCCCCCACACGGTGCCCCAGTACTCGCGGTGCGCGGCCTTGTTCGTCTTGGTCCACGCCGCACGCTTGGCCGGGTCGTTCAGCTTCGGGTTCAGGTACGTCACCTTGCCTGCGCGGTCGACGTAGTACGAGTACCCCTTGCCGTTGCCCTGCTTGCCCGCGTCCCAGTAGCAGTTGCGGTCGTCGCTGTCGTCAGCGCACGGCCGGGTCGGGAGGGAGGCCGGCGAGCTGATGACCGTGGCCACCGACTCCACCTCCACCTGGTCGGTCGGGCTGGTCGAGGTGGCCGAGCCGAGCAGGAACCCGGCGGCGAGGGCGACGACGGTGGCGATCTTGGCGGTGAGCTTCATGGTCAGTTCTCCTTGGTCAGGTTCAGCGGGGGAAGGGTGATCGCTCCGGTTCTCGGCGGCTGCCAGAGGGGAGGGAGCTCGAACTTGAAGGCGGTCAGCCTCGGGATCTCGTGCGGCTTGGCGACGCCGTGGTCTACGGCCACCGAGTACGTCAGGGCGAACTGGGCGACCGCCTGCTTGATGATCTCGCTGTAGCTCAGGCCCGTCGGGGCGAGCGTCTTGATGTGGCGGGCCAGCTCCTCGTCGACACGCGCACTGAGCTGTCGGGGCAGGTCACTCATCCGGGCACCAGCTCCGTCAGGATCTCGCCCTCCGAGCTGATGATCCCGGCGTCGATCAGGTCCAGGGCTGCTCGCCCGTACCAACCCTGCAACGTCCACACCAGACCGCTGCGGATGAGGAAGGCGAAGAGCTCCACGATCTCGTCGATCTCCAGCTCGTCCGACTCGAAGCTCATCAGGTCGATGGCGATGTCCTTCATGCGTCCCATGGTGTTCAGCCCTTCTCAATCTCGGTGATCAGTGCACTGGCCAGGCGGAACCCGATGAAGAACAGGGCCAGGTCGGCGTGCCCTTCGGGGGTGTCCGGGCTGGGCCGTCCGAACTCGGTGACGTTCTCCTTGTAGGCACTCAGGTCCACGAACCGGCGCCACTTCACGCTGGGCTCGGCCGTGCTGCCGATGTCGGCGGCGGCGTCCTGGATGGCCTCGCGGTAGGGGGTGCTCACCTCCCCGAACTCCTGGACCAGGTCGACCACCTTGTCCCGTACGAGGGCGAGGAAGTCGGCGCCCTCACTCACTCGCGAGTCGGGCTCGGCGCACTGGGCGAGGCGGGCCAGGGTCGGGGGGTCGTAGTGGTTGATCTTCTCGATGGTGTCCATCGGTCTCGCCTTCACAAGGGTTGGCTCGTCAGGAGCGGGGGTCCTCCCCGCCCGACCACCCCCTCGGGTGGTTTCGCCTTGATGTGGTCACAGTATCACAGGTGCGCAGGTTGCACACTCCCCTCAGCCGTAGCGGATCTCCCCCAGCGCGGCGAGCTGGACGAGGATGTCAGCCGTGCCCGCGTCGATGTGGCCAGCGTCGATGCCCTGCTTGTCGTCCCTGTCCATCCACGACTCGATGATGTAGCCGTGGTACTCCCGGTTCACGTACGCCTGGTCGATGTCGAGCAGCTTGCCGTACGCCTCGCGGATGTCGTCCGCACTCAGGTAGTGGACTCCCTCGACCTCACGCACATCGTCGAAGGCGAAGATCGGGTGCGGCGCAGAGCCCTCGGTGATCGTCCACGCCTTGCCCTCGGGCAGGCCGGCGAACTCCTCCGCGGTCGGCTCCGTCGCCCAGTAGGTGATCCCTCCCCCGGCCGCGATGTCGATGATGTCCTGCGCTACCTGGTCGGTGACGTACTTCTTGATCTCGTCGGTGCTGGGCACTGTCGTGTCTCCTCGATCAGGCGTGGGTGGCGATGCGGACGACGGCCTCACTGGCCTCGTACTTGTTCTGCCGGACGTGCTTGCGGGCCAGCGTCGTTGCCTTGTCCGTGCGC